TCGCCATGTTCGACATATAAATGAAGGACTGCATATCCAGCCGGGTCTGAATCAACTCGACGGCCTTGCCGGAGATGTTGCTTACCATCTTGTCGGACTGCTGGTTGCTGCCAAGAATCTCGGCCATGTCCTGCTCGGTCAACTGGAGCAGCGCGGCCATCGCTGGCGGGATGGACGGTGGCTTGGTGTAAGCAATCGGGCCGCTGATCTGGGATTCACCATTCGGGCCGGTAATCGGGTTGACCAGCAGATACGGATAATTGCGCAGATTATCCTCGGCCCACATGACCTGATGACCGGAGACCTGTTCAGGAACGAGGATTGGCTTTTCAACCGACGATAGCGCGCTGATCTCGCCCAGCTTGGATAGCTGCATATTCTTGAGGCGCTGCGGATCTTTGGCGAGGCGAACATGGCCCATGCAGCGTTCGATGTTATCAACGAACCACCGCTTGCCATAGACCGGCACGATGGGGATGTTCTTGCCAGCAATGTAGCCCTGATCTTCCAGAACCTTGCTGCCGCTCATCAGATACTTGCGCACCCGGCGACGCTTGACGCGCTTCTGGCGCACTTCCTTTGTGCCGACAGCCGCAAGCATTTCCTCTAGCGTCTCGTCAGCGTCGAAGTCTGCCTGACTGTAACGCTCTTCGTCGCCGTTCAGCGTCTCAAATATGCGGATCGTCTCGCGGGTTTCCTCGACCACATAGTATTCGGCGATGAACACAATGTCAGGGGTGCACCAGTCGAACTCGTACTGATGCACGATCTTGGGCCACGTTGCCGGGTCATCCTCGAACTCTGCGATGTATGACTTGCGGGTCATGGAGTAGATAACGAAGCAATACTTCGCGTCGGCCTTGTCCTGCCGCTTGGCGTTCAGGTCGAAGAACACGCTGCTATCCGCGTCGTAGATCGGCTCCATGCGGATGCGCTGCTTGTCGTTGTCATCGTCTTCATCGTCTTCATAGACGGTGCGCAGACGCCATGCGCCATAGCCACCACCGACAGCTTCTTCAAAGGCGTTGTCGTAAGCCTCTTCGGCCCCGCTGTCGCGCTCGTCGGCACGATACAGGCCATCACAGGTCTCGGCCAAAACGTCGTTCTTGGAACCGTCCTTCGATACGAAGTCCACGCCAATACGGTTGTTGCGGTATTCGTTGATGATGCGGATGACGCTCAGGTGAATCTTGTTGACTTCAAAGCGCGGCTTGTTTTCAAACTGGTCACCGAGCGGGCCTTCCCACTGTGCGCCAGCGATGCTGTAAAAGCGGCGATCTTGCAGGCATTGCAGGCGCTCGTCACGCATGACGGTCTGGCAATTGTCAAAGTCGTTCAGCGCCTGCTGGTGGACGTTTGCCAGTCGCTGGTCTTTGGTCAATCGCGCCATCTACCACCTGTTCATCGTTGCCATTGGCGTAACCTCGACGGCCTTCTTAGGTGCCGCCCGACGTAAAGCCTCACAGGCGTACCTCAAAGCATCCACAACGTGGTTATCACGATCTGACAACACCGGCAAGATGGCTCCTGTCAAGGGGTCTGTTTTGTAGCTGTAGAGTGTAAGTTCATCGATCATGTGCTGACAACGCGGATGCACCACGATGTCGTAGTTCTTCAGCCACTCGATGCCTTCCTCAACAGACTTCGGGCCTTTGACCGCCGACATGATGCGCGGGAAGCCGTTCTTCTGTAGGTGGCTGATCGTCTCAGGCCGGGCGCTATCCGCCACGATGGGCCACTTTTCCGACTCTGGCACAGTCAGGAATAGCTCTGGCGTGTTGATGATCTCGCAGCCGACGCGATAGGCTTCATGGTCAACGTAGAGAGTGCGCCCGATCAGGTGGCAGCGCACCAGCACTGTAGGATCGACCGCAAAGCCCCAGTCAGCGCCGAAGCGGTGCGTTGCGTCTGCCGGTGCCTCGAAGTCCTCAATGCGCCAGTTGGTGAACACACGGGCCTCGCTGGACGCAACGTAGCTTCCGAGCCAAACGTGCTTGTATTTGTCCGGATCACGGCCCCGGTCGTATTCCATCTCGGCTTTAAGAACGTCAGGGAACCAAGGGTTATCGAGATAGTTGACTTCGGCAACGGTGCTATCCGGCGGCAGCTTATCGCCACGCAGCAGGGAATCCACCGGGTCGCTATCGAGGCGCGGGTTCCATGTGAACCAGAGTTCGCTACCCGGCTTGCGGATCGTCGGGCGCAACAGGTCAAGGCTGCGCTGCGACAAGGACTGCGCTTCTTCGACCCATGCGCAGTCGTAGCCCTCTAGCGACTTGATGCTATCAGCGGTGTGGTTCTGCATCCCCTGAAAAATTATCAGGCCATCGCCATGACGGCATTTGATCTGGGACTCCTGCACCTCGAAATAAGACTGAACGCCCATCTGTTCGATCTTGATCTCCAGCAGCCGCTTGACCGATTGCGCCAATGACTTCTGAATCTCACGGACGCAGACCGTGCGCCGCTTCTGATCCATAACGTGCGCTTCAATCACCGCCTCGGCGAATGCGTGAGACTTGCCAGACCCGCGCCCACCATGCGCGCCCTTGTAACGGCTGGGGTTCAGGAACGGCTTGAACCAGCGCGGCGTGTTAATCGTTAGCGTTGTCATCGATCACTTGGCGCTGGATGCGAGTAAGCAAGTTACCATTGATGTTCAGCTTGGCCGGTTCGTTATAACCATGCATTGCGTTAAGTTCTTTGACCGCCGCGACCTTGACCGATCCTGTGCCTTCACGAAATGCTTGCACCAACGCCTTTACCGACATTTCCCGCGACCAGAGTTGCTTTTCCTGCACCTCTGAACGAAGCTCGGCTAGTCTTGCGACTATCTTGCTATTTTTCATCAGGCGCGATGCAACGGGATAGATCGTGCTGTCTTTCCAATCTTCGTTGCCATAAGCGCGCCGGTAGGAATCAGCCTGTCCCAGCCCATCAGCGATGCCCTGAGCAAACGCCTCTTGCTTCGCAGTGAGATTAACGTGAGGCATTTATTTGGCCTCCAAAGTTTGGAGCGCACGGGTTGGAGTCTCACCACCCAGAGCATCGGGGAACGATGCCGCCTGATCTTTCGCGCGCTTAGGGTATGGTTTCGCAAGCGGTAATATACGCGCTTTCATTTCTGCGTCTAGAGGCATGAGGTAACGGTGCTTGCCGGGTACATTGACCACGGTAGCATTCGGGTCAATTTTACGAGCGCCATAAATGTTTTGAACCAATCCTTTTGCTCCAATGCTGCGAGGATGAGTTAATTTTCCGCGTATCATGTAAAACTTAGCCGGGTCTCCTTGACCATTATATGTCCAGTTTCCGGCTTGATAAATACCGCCATGATGACCTTGAGATTGATCGGCAAACGAAACGATTAGTCGCAGCCCGTCACTTTGCCGCTTAAGAAATCGCATGGCCAGCGCGGCAATGCGGCTAACTGGCGTTGTATGTGATGTCAAAGCGATGCGGACAAGTTCAACGCATTCATCTTGTCCCAGCTGATAAGGGCTTCCAAGATTTGGCGTAGCCCCGCGCCCAAACAACACCACGCCAATAAACTTGCCGGATTCCCATGCACCAACCTTCACCAACTTCCCGGCAGGCATACACCCGCTGTAATGCCAATTCTCACAAGCATACTTAGCAGCCGCATGGGTGGCCCATTCAATGCGTAGATCAGCCTTGGTCATGTTCACGCAAATCATATTCTTGGCCGCAGTGCGGGCATTGTACCATCTTTGGCGACAACTCGTCTAGCTTGCCTTGATCGTCCTCGGTGCCGGGTTCAAATGTTGGCTCGTCAAACATTGCTGTTAGTTCGCCAATGTCAAAGCCGGTTAGCGTCAAATCAAACTTGGCCATATCTAGGTCTTTAAGTTCAATTTTCAGCAACTCCATATCCCAACCGGCATTGAGCGCCAGTTGATTATCTGCAATCACCAGCGCTCGCTGCTGGGCCTTAGTGAGATGATCGAGGACAATAGCAGGGACTATCTCCATCCCCAGCTTACGCGCCGCTAACAGCCGCCCATGCCCGGCAATCAGCCCATTATCGCCATCAATAAGAATCGGGTTCGTCCAGCCAAACTCTCGAATGCTCGCCGCGATCTGTGCGATCTGCGCATCGGAATGGGTGCGAGAGTTTGAGGCGTAGGGGATAAGGTCTGCAACTGCGACCTGTTCAATCTTTGGCGTCATCTCAGTTTCCGTTTTCGGGCTGGTAATCTGCGAATACACCCTTGCCGGTCTTCATGCAATCAGCGGCGATCAACATAAACTCAATCGCCACGGACGCAGGCCCGCTGATGCTTCTGTCGCCGGCCTCCCAGCGCCGCACAGCCCGCTTGCCATCGCCACCCATGCGCAGCGCCTTGGCCAGTTGGTCTTGCGTCATGCCCAGCGCGCGGCGGGCTGCTCGAACTTCGTCGGCTGTCATTTGATGTTCTCCACTGCTTGAATTCTCTCACCGATCCAGCGCATTACTGGAACGGCCATGCTATTACCCAGCGCCTTGTAGCGCGGGCCATCTGGGCAATACTCCACAGCCTTGTGACGCCACGGGATGGCTGTGTAATTGTCCGGAAAGCCTTGCAGTCGTTCGCACTCAATAGGGGTGAGGCGGCGGACGGCCATGTTTTGAGCTACCGCTGGCGTCTCCTTTC